CAACAGGACAGAGAAGGGTTGGAAAAGGCAAGAAAGCAGTCAAATCATTAATGGTTTTACCGCCTATTGCTAAATAACATATAACACTCATAAGGAGGCGATGCGACGATGTCAGAAAATACATTGGTAAATGAAGAAAACGTAACTCAAACGGAGGCGACACCAAACGCAGAAATTGAGGCACAAGAAGAAGTAAGTAAAACCTACAGTCAGAAAGAAGTTGACGATATGATGGCACGTATGAAAGGTTCCATCTCTCGTAAATTTGAAAACAAATATGCTGACTTGGGCGATGTTGAAGAACTACGCAATTTGAAAGCAGAGGCTGAAAAGCGTCAGCAAGAACAACAAATTAAGCGTGGTGAGTTTGAAAAAACACTTCAAGAACTTGCTTCAAAAAAGGATGCTGAAATCCAAAAAAGAGATAGCATCATTAAGGAGTATAAGGTGAATACCCCGCTTTTGAATAGTGCCGCAAAATACCGTAGCGTTAATCCAGAGCAGGTAAAATCCTTACTTGCTAATCAAGTTAGACTTAATGATGAAGGTGATGTAGAGGTTGTGGACACAACTGGTAGTGTGCGTTATAACGACGCGGGACAACCAATTGGGGTAGACGATTTAGTGCGAGAATTCCTGGATTTAAATCCGCATTTTGTAGCACCTACACCTACTACTACAAACACTAAAAGTAGCGTTAGCAACATGGCTGATGGCAAATTAGATATCTCTAAATTGGATATGAAGAATCCTGAACATAGAAAACTGTATGCTCAAGCACGAGAAAAAGGTGCCTTTAGCATTACAGGTAATTAATGCCAATTAAAAGGAGATACTAACAATGGCTAATACAACATCAATCAACTCTGAATTATTTCAGAATTTGTTAGTTCAATCACAATACGCACTTTACGAGAATTCAATTGCTCGTGCTGTGTCTCGTGTATTTGACTATCCAGTGGGGGCAGGTAAAAGTGTATCTGTACCAATTTGGGCTGGTATTACTTCATCTAAACCAGGTGAAGGAACAGCGCCAAGCGCCGCTGACACAAACACTAACGCGAAAGCAATTAATCTAGAAGAACACGTTGTTTACGCACAGGTTACTGACTTCTTACGCGATTCAGCACAAGAAGACGTAATCGCCGCACTTGCTAACCAATCAGGGTCAGCACTTGCTGAAGGTTTAGACAAAGAATTACTTGGTCTATTCACTGACGCATCTGTTACACAAACTGTTGGAACAGCAGGCGCTAATAACACAGTAGAAGACTTATTCAGAGCGGCTTCTTTAATCAGAAGTCAAAAATGGGGAGGTCAAATCTACGCTGTTATTCATCCAAAACAAGCATTTGAAATCAAAAAAGCGTTGACAGCAACTACAGCCTACACAGCAAACACTAATGTGGGTAACGCAGTTCTAGATCAATACACAATTGGTAACATTGCTGGCATCACAGTATTGGAACACCCACTACTTACAATTGATGCTAGTGAAGACTCATATGGTTGTGTATTTGCTCCAGAGGCTTTTGGTATTGCTCAACGTGGTGGTGTTCAAATGGGAACACAAAGACAAGAAAAAGAAAGAGCAACTGACGTTGTTATGAGCGTAACTGCTGGTGCTGGAATTTTACGTCCAGAACTTGCTGTTCAATTCATTGGCGACGCGGCTATCTAACACGAGGAGTAAGTAGAATGTCTTTCATAATTGAAAATAATGTAACAATTAGTTTCGCAGACTATGACGATTGTGTTGATAAAGACAAGCGTTTGTTTGAACAGAATGAAGGACTTACTGACGACTATGTTGAAGAGCAACTAATTAGGGCAACAGAGCGTATCTTATCAAAGTTACGCTCCTCGTCCTGGTGGCGTTCATACTTTGTAGCAAAGGATACTTCAGGCACTGTGATAAACACTGCCGCGGATATTCCAGCACTGGATCCTGATAAAATTAAGGCAAGACTTAATGATTTTAGAGATTTATGTGTATACACTGCTTTTAGTGATTTTGTGTTACCTTCAATTGCTGATTTTAGCAACGAAGAAAACGCAGAACGCAACAAGATGGGTTATTATTCAAACAAAGCAGATAGTTTGTTTGGTGAACTTATCACAGCAGGTGATTGGTATGATTTTGATAACGATGGTAGCATTGTTTCAAAAGAAAAGCAACCAGGGCAATACAACCTTAAGAGGGTTCGCTAATGAGAACAGAAGTTCTTGATTACATTGAAGGGTTGTCATTAGGTACATTTACTGTAACTAGAGACTTACCCTACGATGCGAGTGGCAATGCGTTATACTTGACTAACGTGAAGAAGATATATGTTGACGAGGAACAAATAACTTCAGAACCGTTAGTTCAAGGACTAAACGGATTACATATCAATAATCAGGTACAAGGCGTTAGTATCTACTTCACTGCGGATGCGAAGCAACTTCCAGCGAACTATGACGATTTATTGTCAGATTTGAGGGGAGCAAGAGATATAACTTCTGTCAGCGGTGTAAACCGCAGGGAGATAGAGGAATCAAGCGACTTTCAAGGAGACTTGATTGTCAAAACGTTGGAAATACGTTTTAACACAGTAACATAAAGAGAGGAAACGAAAAAATGGCTTACATTTATCCAGCACCTGGTGTTAGCAACATACAAGCAGTGTTAACAATTACAACTAACGGTGGTACAGACACAGTTGGTTTAGTAGTGCCAGCACTACAAGACGTAACAGTTAATAATGCTAATGATGTTTTCACCTGGACACAATTAGACAGTGGATCCAAACAACAGATTGCTACAACTGCCACAAACAGTTTAGGAATGAACATTGTTTTAGAACAAGACACGTTTTTTGGAACTGCGGTATCTGGAGAAGATGCTCAAACAGCAGGTATTTTTGGACTGTCAAAAGACAAAACCAAAATTGATTTTGAACTTTACCTAGGTAGCACAGACGGTGCTTCTACATCAGATGGTAAAACAATTTCAGGAAGTGGTTATGTTACAGGACTAGCACCTACTGTATCAGCAGATGCTCCAGTTTGGGTTTCACCAATCACTATTACAGTGGATGGCGATTACACAGTTTCTTAATCACTGATTAGGGAAGAGCGAGGGATAAGCGGGGCTTTTATGCCCCGTTTGTTCTATATAAGGTAAATACAATAGAAGGAAAGATTAATGGATGTATTAGATAAAAAGACAGACAAAGAACTACTTCAAAGCGTTCTTGCTGAACTGGCAAAAGCACAAAATGAAATCAAGTGTGCCCGTTCAGATATAGAAAAGGCAACATCAAGAATACGTTTCTTGCTTGTTGTAGCAAACACAATGATTGAAAGAAAAGGAGATTAACAGATGAAACTTTCACAACTAACATCAAAACCAAAACTAGAAAAAATTGTAATTGACGACGAAAAGATTGTTGCGTCATATGGAGAACCTATTGAATTTTGGGTATATGACAGACAAGGTATGGATACATTTATGAAATTAGCAACACTTGAGGGAGAGCAAGATGTATCAACAATTTCAGAAGTGGTAAAAAACCTTATCCTAGACGAAAAAGGCAATAAAATTCTAGATGGTGACAAACTGTTACCAGTTGATGTAATGATTAAATGTATTGAAGTGACGGTGCGACGCCTGGGAAACTCCATAACCCAGACTTTGGGCAAATCACTCCAATCCTAAACAGTTGGTTGACGCTTGACTTTGTAGCAAAGAGGTATAATACACTACCAAGCCAAGTTCTTAAGTCTGGGGATAGTTTTGACGTATTGTGTGCCACTTTAGGCGTTCAATATGAAAACTACTTAAATAAAAAAGCCAGAGACGAGGCAGATGGCAAGAAGAGTGTAAGTCACTCATATTCACAAAATCAATTGTTGGATATGGTGAACAAAGTGAGGGAGAAAAACAATGCGATTAAGGTTAAAGACGAATAGAATACGTCCTAACTTACAACGTAAGAACAAGGAACTACAAGGTATAGCCAAAGAAGCACACGATAAGTTTGTCGCAGAAACTCCAATTAGAACAGGTAATGCTAGACGTAAAACTCGTTTACAAGGCAAAACTATTAAGGCAGATTATGCCTACGCACAAAGACTTGATGAAGGTTGGAGTAAACAAAGTCCAGATGGTATGAGCAAGCCAACAATTGAATTCATCAAAGATAGAATTGATGAGATTTTAGGATAATATTATGGCGACTATTAGAGACAAATATGTATTAGATGTAGACACAAGGGGTGCTCAACGAAGTCTTGCTAACATAAGAAATGCTGTTGGTGCTCTTGCTGGTGCTCTTGCTATACGTGAAGTCGCACAGTTTACAGCCAGCATTGTAGAAGCAACAACAACATTTGAAAGATACCAAACAGTTCTTACTACTTTTTTAGGTAGTCAAGAAGCGGCAAACAAAGAACTAGAACGCCTTCAAAAATTAGCAAACACACTACCACAAGACTTGATGGACATTTCAGAAGCGTTCATCATCTTGAACAGGTATGGATTAGATACTACTAACGAAGGTTTAAGAGAATTTTCAAACATTGCTACTGCCAATGGTAAAAGTATTGAACAACTAGCAGAAGCAATTGGTGACGCACTTACAGGCGAATTTGAACGTCTAAAAGAATTTGGTATTAAGGTTACAAAAGAAAGTGGCGAGGTTGTTGCTAGAATTGGTGATGACATTGTAGCATCAGCAAGAAATACAACTGAACTTATAGCACAAATACAGAATTTAGGTAGCACACGTTTTGGTGGTGCGGCAGAAGCCAATGCTGATACACTTAACCAAGCACTATCTAATTTAAGAGGTGCTGTATTTGAAACACAGGTTGCGTTTGGTAGAGGATTAAAACCAGAACTTAAAGAAGTCGCAGATGAAATGGCGGCGCTTTTAAGAGCCAACGAAGAACTTGCTGTAAACCTAGGTGCTGGATTAGGTGATGCTATCAGAACACTTGCTTCAGCGGCAAGATTAATAATTGACAATTTAGATTTAATTAGAACAGCACTTATCACCCTACTTTCTATCAAGGCAGTTAGTTACTTTGCCCAATTGGCAAGTGAGTTAAGAACAGCGGCAATTGGTGCGAAAAGTGCCAGTGGTGTGTTCACCAACGTTGGTAAAGCATTAAGAGGTGCTATAAGAAGTATACCTGGCATTGGGTTAATTGGAACAGCAATAAGAGCGTTAATGGGTCCTGTTGGACTTGTGGTAACAGCAATAACAGGATTAGCGTTTGTATGGCGTGATGTAAAAGACGCCACTGTTCAAGCAGGTGATGTAACAACTACATACGGTGAAATTGGCGATGCCGCATTGTTTAAAGTAATTCAAAAAGCAAAACAACTATGGAATTGGATTGGTACACAACTAGTAAATGCCTTTAATGCCCTATCAGAAGCAGTAGCACCGTTTAAAAAGATAGCAATTGATTCCTTTAACGCTGTATATCAAACTGTAAGAAGCACAGTGAACTTTATGATTGGTGCGTTTATTGGATTCTTCAAACAGGTTACATCAGGTATAAAAGATTTACCAATGATGTTCTTACAAGCATTAGAAAGCAGTCTTGTTGTAATCAAAGAATTTGTTGTTAGAGCAGGCGGAATAATTGGTGAACTTTGGGATTATGTAACTTCATTAGGTGAAGATAAAATTACAAATACATTTAGCGGCATTGGTGATATTGTTAGTGCTGAACTAGATAAAATTGGCGAACAGTCAAGTGTTGATTGGGCAGAAATAATGAACACTGACTATATTGGTAAAGCAAAAGAAGAAATTGTTGAAGCAGTAGAAGATTTAGTCACTGAATATCGTGCGGCACAGCCAGCA